CGGGACATATCCAAACGGGGTTCGTTTTTGTCCATGAATTTTTTTATGTGTTTGGAGTCGGCAATCATCATTGTCTCAATAAAACGAGAAATCATCCCCTTGTCTGTGTTCCCATCAACCGCAACAATTTCTTTTTGTAATCTCCATGTTCTTCTTGGAGCCACTCTACCTTGGGGGTAGGTGTCGACTTGTCTCTGTATTTCATTAACCTCTCCGTATGTAAGGGGTTTGAGTTTTACGTTTGCTCCTGACACAGGTAACATTGTTTCAAAAAATCCGTCCTCACCGGGTTGTTGACCATTAATAATGGTCAATTCATCCAACCTTACGTTGGTTGTAAATTGACTTTTGGTTTTGGGGTCGGTAAGTTTGAGTTCAACTTCGGGACCAAATGCGGTGTTTCTCAAAAAAATCAAAATTGCTTCGATGTCCCCTTCCAACAACTCTTCAACCCTCATACCTGGTTCATAGATTTTGTTTCGAAGTAGGTTAAGAACCATATCCGTCCCTCCCGCCATAATAATGTTTTCATCCGCAGCGGTAAGGTATCCTACCTTGATTGACGACTTCTTCCCTTTATAAAACCATCCTTGTGATGGTAGACCTACCACATCGTGTGGTAAGTCAAAATTCATTTGTCCGTATTCTTGTGCTTCCATTGCCATATAAAAAAACCGTAGAGTTTCGCTCTACGGTTAAAAATAATTTGATATAAATTATTGTAAACTACAAATTAGTAAATCAATACACAACGGTCCATTCTCAAAGTAGCACTGATTGTCGCCAGTCCGTCTTATGAGTAAGACAATGAATTAAAGTTAACGTCAGTTAGGAATGTACCATAAAGAATCCATTTTTCTACAACAACCCCTGTTGGGTCCAACATTTCGAGGTCGATGTCTTTTTTGTATCCCGCAGCGTAACCCATACGGCCAGTCACAGATTCTGCGTGAAGACGGACCCACTCCATAAGTGCTTGAGCCGCTGATGGACCGATTGGGTCACGGAATACAACTGGAATAGTCTGCCAGTTAAATCGACCTGCCACAAATGTTGAGGTATTCAAAAATTGAATTTCAGTAGCACCGATGTTAATGTGCGGTCTGGCTGTTGATTCTACAAACCATTCATTAATCCCCAAAGTTGAGGGAAACCTAAGAATGAAACGATTCTGACGTTTCGGTTCGTAGGGAATGGGCATTTTCATTAATAAATCTGCCATGGTATTTCTTTTTCTTTAGACGTTTTATCTTTGTTTATAAATATACCTTGTTAGTAAATTTTTCTCTTGACTTCTCAAACCGGAAAATTACTCTTCTACTAAATTCCAGTACTAGTATTCTCTTTTAGTACCTCCTTTAGTGGTATATGTTTTAATTGGTTCTTTTATCCCTTTAAAATGTTTTTTCATCGCTTCTACATTCCTTTCATCATCATCTGAAAAGCCAATAGATGGAATAAATTTATTAGCAATGTCTTTTTTAAGATAGGCTTTTTTCTGTAGAAGAGCCGCCATGGATTTAACATAACGGACAAAATCTTCCATCGCTTGGACTTTTAATTCTTCGGGACTCGCCGCCGACTTTTCTTGTCCGAAACTTACAGGGTTATAACGATTGAGTTCTAAGTATGAACGGATAAGTTCTTCGTCCGACATATCTTCCTCACCCACAAAATCACGATACTTTTTGAGGTTTTTAATCAACTCTTCACGGTCAATCCCACCAAAATTATTTTGGATGTAATTGTAAATTGACTCTTTGATGGTGTTTGGGTGGTGACCTCTTGCGGTGATTATCGCAAAAATAGACCCATTGTTGATTGCTTCTCGGAAATCATCCCACGCAGGACCTGTTTGAGCTTCTAAAGCGTCATCCATAAATTGAGCATCCCCCTTTACGCCGAAATAACGGAATGGGTCTTCCGCAAAACCAACCACAGTGGAACCCTTATAATTGAAAGGTTCTTTTCCGATTTTCTCTCTGTGGTCCGCAAAATCCAAAGTTGACATCATAACTTCATCACCATCTTCATCTAAGACCACAATCTTAGTTGGCATGTGGACGATGTTGTCGTCCCAGTCAAAAGCGTAGTATTTCAAATCGGGACCTGCTTCGGTTATTTTTTCGGATAAAATTTTTTTCATCTGTATTTGGCTAAGAAGGGGGGATAATTCCCCCCTTCACAAATATATTAAATATTCTCAAACGAAGCTCCTGTAGGAGTAATCAAGAATTCGATATCGATGAATTCGAGTGCCTTCGTTGGTTTTAGGTAGATTTTACCTGTTAATGTGTTTCTATCCAAATCTTCAGGTGTAGAAGCGACAGTTACACGGAAGTCATAGAGACCTCTGTCTCTTCTGATTGAGTCGAGGATTGGATTAACCGAATCCAAGAATTGTTGTCTCACAATTTCATCGTTCTGTTCGAACAACAATCTAACTGCGACTGCTGAAATCAACTTCCGAGCTTGTAACAACAATCTTCTTACGTTCAATCTATTGAGAGCTGTGTCTCTGACCTGAAGGGTTTTGTTACCCCAAATTACCGTACCAACATCAGAGAAGGTTGCGATTGGGTTAATTCTTCCTTGGTAGAGAATGTCTCTATCTTCTTGAGTAAGTCTCAATCTTGCTTTAACTGAGTTGACAAGCCCTCTTGTGTAACCCGCCGATGCGAACCATGGGAAAGAAATGTTGTCTGTAAGAGCTAAGTTTCTACAAACCTGTCCAGTTGGTGGGAGATAAATTTGGGTGTTGTTTACGGTGTCTCTTTCAAGAATCCATGGGTAGTAAGTTGCGGTGTACGAAGAATCAATTGCCGTGTCGTCAAGATTGTCAACAGCCTCTTGTGGGTAGATGATTTCGTACTGTGAACTTCCATCAGGAGTGTACATGTTGTAGTCAGGAGTTGTAACGATGTAAACCGAATCCGCCCTCTGATTTGTCACCATGTCAATAGCCGCCTCACAAAGATTGTTGTTATTGATGTAGTCAATACTTCCTGTTACGAACACGTTGATGTTTGTTGATTCAGGATTGTTGAAAGACAAGATACCGAGAAGATATGCGTAGTAGTCGGTGTTAGCAAAATCCTGAGTGTTGTCAGCAACTACGATTCTTTTGAATGTACCATCACCTGAAGCGGTTGGGTATCTCTGAGAAATATAAGCCCCTTGAAGGTAACCTGATGCTCCCAATTGGAACCTGTCGGTGTTGGTTCTGAATTCACGGTAAATATCCCATCCATCAAATCCTCCTTGGAATACCATTGTAAACTTACGAGAATACAAGAAGTAGTAAGGGTTAGCTTGTGTCTGAGGTTCTGCTTTGAAGTCTGCGATACCACATACAAATGCTGGTGTACCACTTGTAACGAAAGCGTTACCAATAGTAACAACTGTAGCTCCCGAGTCAAAGTGGAAACCTTGGGTCTGGTAATTCCATGGTTCAGAATCTGTAGCGTCATACCAATTGACTGTAGGATTCTTTCTTCCCTTGTATTGAAGAAGGTCAGAGTCGATACCAAAGAATGATGAAATTCCCAAGTAACTTCTTCTAACATTATCCCCCGAAGCAGTCACAACGTTGGAACCACCGGCGGTAGTACCGAAAGGTGGGTCGTAAAGAGTTTCTCCTGGGTAGAAGTATCTATTCTTGATGATTGGGAAAGGTGAAGGATTAGTTGCCGATTCATAAATTCTCTCATCGAGACCGTAAAAACCACAAGGAAGAGCGTCAAATGGAGCTTCATCAGCCATTTCAATCATTACATATGCCGAGTTCAATGGGTATTCACCATCAAATGAACCAATCTTTTTCCCAACGAAACTATTAGTAGCTGGGTCTAAAGTACAGTTAGTGTATTTTTCGAGAACAATTGGGTTAGCATCTGTGTCGAAGAAATCTCTAACCATTACATCAAATGTTTGGTTACTAAAAGATACGTTAGTAATTGAAATTTTTATTTGTGTGTTAGCTAAATCACCGTCAGAAATTGATACAAATCTGAAAAGTTTGTATACCTTATTACCTCGAAGTTCAGAAACAACATATGGTGTTCTTGGACTTTGGTATTGTTGGAGGTTCCATGCTATTGATGTTGTTGAAGTTGTGTCACGAGCTTCTGGAAGTGCGATGAAATCACAATTCAAACCTCTAATGTAACCCTTATTATATCCGTAAGTCAAAAGACCGGGGTAAGATTCCTCAACATAAACAGGTACTTCGAATTGAGACTTACCAAAGTTAGTAATTCCAAGAACTTTTGTGATGTAGTTAGCGTTACTAGCTCCGAAAGACACATCAAAATCAAAGTCTGTTCCCGTTTTAGTAACACCACTCACTTGGAATGTTGCGAACGGATTTTGACTTATACCTGAGTAAGGTCCTGTACATACAATTTGTAAATCTGTTAAACCTGTAACTTGATACAAAGGACCGTGGTCATTTGGCGTGTATTCAGAGACACCTCTCGAACGGAGTGTTCCAACAACTAAATTACAGTACTCAGTAAATGATTCACCACTATAAAAATATACGTTACCTGATACAGTTCCCGAAAACGAATTTGATGCCCCTGTGTAGTAATTGGAAACAACGTAGTTCCAAGCATAAC